GGACAAGCGCACTGTGAAGTTCGCCTCTCGTACCAAAATTTCTGTTATGAAGAACCACATCAATGGATTGGGTTACGAAGACGGAAAGATAATTGTCACCCCCCACGGTTTTTTAGCTGGTAAGGAAACTACTGAAGAGAAGGCTTCGATTGAGGCTTACAAGAAGGAGTACTCTGACTATTGGAAGGAAATCATTGGTTCGGATGGTGACTTTGTGTTGAAGGAAGAAAAGGAAGAAAATTAATTTTCTTTTTGTGAAAACACTTCTTGTTGATGGAGACAATCTATTCAAAATCGGATTCCACGGAGTCAAGGACTTATTCGTGGAAGGAAATCACATCGGGGGTGTTTTCCACTTTCTCAACACCCTTAGACGGCAATTGGAACAAAACGAGTACGACAAGATTATCGTCTTTTGGGACGGAATCGAAAACTCAATCCAACGTCGTGAATTATATCCTCAGTACAAACTGAATCGTAGGAATGATATGAACGAGTCAAAACTCGAGTCATATTATTCTCAAAAGAAACGAACTAAGGAGTACTTGGAGGAATGCTTTGTCCGACAAGTTGAAGTACGTCAGAATGAATCTGATGACCTTATTGCCTATTATTGTAGTATGGCATCTGATGAAGAAAAAATTGTTTTTTCTTCCGATAAAGATTTGCTTCAACTTGTTGACAAAACAACATCAGTTTTTTCACCAATAAAAAAAGAAATGTATAACTTTGGGGACAAGGTTAAAATGGGGGATTTTTATATCCCACTCGATAACGTATTGACCATCAAAATTTTGATGGGAGATAAGTCCGATAATATTGATGGAATTAAATTATTGGGTGAGAAAACTTTTGTAAAATTTTTCCCTGAGGTTCTTGATATCAAAGTTTCTTTTGATGATATTTTGACCAAGACAAAAGAATTGGTAAAAGAAAACAAAGATATTGTCTTAAGGAATATTTTATCAGGTGTAACTAAAAACGGAGAACTAGGTGAAGAATTTTACGTAACAAACCAAACCATTGTGGACTTGAAAAATCCACTTATCTCTGAAGAAGCCAAACAAATCGTTGAACAATATTATAGTGAAACTTTGGACCCTGAGGGTAGAGGTTTTAGAAACATTATTGTTATGATGACTGAAGATGGATTCTTCAAATATCTACCAAAAGATGACGAGGCTTTTGTAGATTTTTTAAAACCTTTTATGAAACTAACTCGTAAAGAAAAACGAAAATTTAATCAACAAAATCAAACACAATTATGAAAGAAGAATCCGTAATTAAAATGGAGTTCCTTTTGACTCTGAATGAAAACATCGTTGTTCAGAGATTTTATAATGTCCGTAACTATAACCCCAAAGCACGTCGCTCAGTTCAACTCAGTGAGTTGATGAAAGATATCGAATACACTTTGGTTTATGACCTTAAAATGAAAACGGTCATGTATATGTTGGACAATCAAGACTCAATTTTATTGGACCCAGACTTGATGAATACCTCCAACACGGACGGTCCTGAGAATTTTAATATGTATGTCAAAATTTCCGATGAAACAATTTTTCACAGAATTTTCGACGGAAAAATGTTCCCCCCAAAAGTAAGATATACGGTTGACGTACGTCCCAGCTTGAAAAACATTTTGAAAGGTTTGACTGACACTTTTTCATCTGAACATTTAACGTACGACCTGTTAGGATATGACCTTTCTCGGTAATATTTAATTGATACACGCGACTCTATGAATAAGAATTTTGACTATCTCGGCAATACATTCCAACTACAACTAATTAACCAAATCATTACAGACAAAGAGTTCGCACAGTCCATTATTGATGTTTTAGAAGCTTCCTATTTTGACAACAAATACTTTAAGTTGATTGTCCAAATGGTTCGTGAATACCACGGAAAATACCAGTCCTCACCCAACTTTGAAACCTTGGAACAAATTGCCAAGACGGAGATTTCTCAAGAACTAGCCTTGAAGATTGTTATTGACACAATCAAACAAGTTCAAGAGGCACCGTTTGAAGGAGTTCCTTTTGTTCAAGAAAAAGCCCTTAAGTTCTGTAAACAACAAGAACTTCAAAAGGCAATGAACAAAGCCCAAAAAATTATCGACCAAGGAGATTTCGAATCCTACGATGCCGTTGAAGGTATGGTAAGAGAAGCACTCCAAGTTGGGGAGAGAGATACTGGTACTACCGACATCTTCTCTGGTTTGGACGATGTACTAAATGACGATTTTAGACATCCAATTCCAATAGGTATTGATGGTATTGACCGTCTTCTTAAAGGAGGTTTGGCTAAAGGAGAAATTGGTGTAATATTGGCTCCTACGGGAGTTGGTAAAACCACATTGATGACCAAGATTGCCAACACAGCTTTTAACATGGGGTATAATGTTTTACAAATTTTCTTTGAGGACAACCCAAAGATTATTCAAAGAAAACATTTTACTATATGGACTGGTATTGAACCAGATAACTTGGCAACAAGAAAAGAAGAGGTAATTGATAAAGTGGAGGAAATTAAAAACACGATGCCAAACAAACTTATTCTTAAGAAACTTCCGTCAGATACAATGACAATGAATCAGATTAAGAATCAGGTACGTAAGATGATTGCTGACGGAACAAAGGTTGACCTGATTACTTTGGACTACATCGATTGTGTGGTTCCCGACAATCTTAAAACCGACGAGTGGAAGGCTGAAGGTTCAGTTATGAGACATTTCGAAGCGATGTGTCACGAACTTGGACTTGCAGGATGGACAGCAACACAAGGTAATCGTAGCTCAATTTCTTCAGAAGTTGTTACCACTGACCAAATGGGTGGTTCAATCAAAAAGGCTCAAGTTGGACACGTGATTATCTCAGTTGCTAAGACACTCCAACAAAAAGAAATGAAGTTGGCAACAATCGCAATTACCAAGTCCCGTTTGGGACAAGATGGTGTTGTCTTTGAGAACTGTAAGTTTGACAACGAACTCTTGGTAATCGACACTGACTCTTCTGTAACTTTTCTTGGATTCGAAGAACAACAAGAACAAAAGAAAGGTGATAGGGTTAGGGAACTTTTGGAAAAACGCCGTCAAAGAGAACAACAACCAATTTAATTCTCTGTCAAAAATTTATTAAAACTCAAGTATATGAATAATTCTGAATTAGTTAACTCAGTTGAACCACGTTTCGTTATTAAGCGAAGTGGAGATAAAGTACCTTTCGAGGAAGAGAAGATTATAAACGCTGTTGCTAAGGCAATGATGTCTGTCGGCAAAGTCGACCACGAAATGGCGGAAAAAATCGCTCGTATTACCAAGAAAAGTATTTTTAGAAACAATAAAATTTATGTCCCACATGTTGATGAAATTCATGACATGGTGGAGAATAAGTTAATGGATAATGGATTAAATGATGTTGCTAAGGAATACATCATTTACCGTTCAAAACATCAACCAAACATCTTCACCAAAAGGATTGCTCTTAAACCCTACGAGTATCCTAATTTAGTTGAGTATGTTGATGCAATCCGACACTCGTATTGGGTTCATACAGAATTCAATTTTACTTCTGATATTCAAGATTTTAAAGTTCATTTGAATGAAAAAGAACAATCGGCGGTACAAAGAGCTATGTTGGCAATTTCTCAAATTGAAATTGCGGTAAAGAATTTTTGGGGTGACATTTACAAAAGATTACCGAAACCAGAAATTGGAAATGTTGGGGCGACTTTTGCTGAGTCAGAAGTAAGACACGCAGATGCATATTCTCACCTTATTCAACTTCTTGGATTGAACAAAGAATTCGAAAATCTTTTGGAGGTACCAGCTATCCGTAGAAGAATTAAGTATTTGGAAAAATCAATTTTAAATTCTAAGTCAGTTGAAAACCAAGACTACTTTGAATCGGTTGTTTTGTTTTCAATGTTTGTTGAGAACGTATCGTTGTTCTCTCAATTTTTGGTTATCATGTCATTCAACAAACACAAAAATGTTTTGAAGGGTATAAGTAACGCTGTTGAGGCGACTTCAAAAGAAGAAAATATCCACGCTGAGTTTGGTTTTGATTTGGTGAACCTTATTAAGAAAGAAAACCCAAGTTGGTGGACTAACGAACTTATTGAAGATTTGAAACAAGCGACCATTGAAGCGTTCGAGGCTGAATCAGAAATCGTTGATTGGATTTTTGAAAAAGGAGATGTGGATTTTCTCACAAAAGAACAAACAATAGAATTTATTAAACATCGTTTCAATGTATCTTTGAACTCTATAGGGATTGACAAAGTATTTGAAACTGATGAAAAGTTATTGGAGACAACAGAATGGTTCGATGATGAAATTCTAACTACCAAACACACTGATTTCTTCAATAAAAGAAGTATCAACTACAGTAAAAAATCAAAATCAATTACACTTAACGACCTATTTTAATTTTAAACAACAGATAATAATATGGAAAATAGAAAACCTTTTGACTGGATTAATGACGAGTCAATCACATTTCTCCGAAGAGGATATCTCAGTGAAGGTGAAGAGCCCTTGGAGCGTATAAAAACAATTTCTGAACATGCCGAAAAACTTTTGGGTATGGAAGGATTTGCTGAAAAATTTTACGACTACATGAGTAGAGGGTGGTATTCACTTTCTTCACCAGTTTGGGCAAACTTCGGTAAAAAACGAGGTTTACCTGTAAGTTGTTTTGGTTCGAACGTAGGTGATAATATTGAGTCAATTCTCTACACACAAGCTGAAGTTGGGGAGATGAGTAAAATGGGTGGTGGTACCTCAGGATATTTTGGTAACATCCGTGAACGAGGAGCTACGATTACTGACAATGGACACGCACCTGGAGCGGTTCACTTTATGAACTTGTTCCAAAGTGTGGTGGATAACATCTCTCAGGGTTCAACTCGTAGAGGTAGATTCTCTCCATACCTACCTGTGGAACACCCTGACATTATGGAATTCTTGGAAATCGGAACTGAAGGTTTTCCGATTCAAGATTTGACCCACGCGGTTACCGTCACTGATGAGTTTATGGAACAAATGATTGCTGGTGACAAAGCTAAGAGAGCTATTTGGGCTAAAGTTATTCAAAGAAGAGGTGAGATTGGTTATCCATACATCATGTTCACCGATACAATGAACAATAAAGCTCCTGAGGTTTATCAGGATAAAGGAATGAAGATTTACAATTCCAACCTTTGTTCTGAGATTGCTCTCCATAATTCTGAAGAAGAATCATTTGTATGTGTTCTGTCTTCGATGAACCTTCTCCATTACGAAGAATGGAAAGACACAGACGCTGTTGAGGTTATGGTTTATTTCCTTGACGCGGTTGTATCAGAGTTTCTAACCAAGATTGAAACGATTAGAGATAATGGAACTATTGAAGGAAAAAGAGCGTTCTTCTACCTTGAAAAGTCATACAACTTCGCAAAGAGACAAAGAGCACTTGGTTTGGGAGTCCTTGGTTGGCACTCTT